CTTGGTAAAAAATTACTTGGCATTAGAGCAAATAATTGGTTTTTTAATATTCCAGTAACTTATAATGTTAAATCATTAAGATTAAAAGATTCATCATCTGGTCCTGTTTATCAACTGGATTTTTATGATCAACATTATTTTAAAATTGATGATACTGTAAAAGTAATTTCATCAATTGGTGAAAATTACTTAGGTTTTGTAGTTTCATATTTAAATAAAAACTCTATTGAAGTTAGATTAGATTCTATACTAAATTTATCCTTAGAATACAAAGCAGAAAAGCAATTACTTAAATCAAATTTAATTTATGATGATAATGATCTAAGTATTTACAATACTGATGTTCAAAATGTATACTTTTCTGAAAGTGAAGATGCAATTTATGTTGCTTCATCTTCAATTCCTTTTTATGGAAGTGAAACAATATTCCCAAATGTCAGAAAAGTAGTATTTTCAGGAACTTTTAATGATGATTATGAAATTCATGCTCAAAATCATGGTTTATATACTGGAGATTCTGTAGTTTATTATTCCGGAGAAGATAGCACCTTAGATCTTCAAACTGGAATTTACTTTGTAGTAAGACTTTCGAGCAATACTTTTAAAATAGCAAGAAGTAGAAATGATATCTTTAATGAAAGATACATTTCAATTTCCGGATCTGCTTTTGAAGATATTTTTGTTTTCAGAAGTCAAACTACAGAATCTTTAGAAAGAAAATATATACAACCACAAAATCTTTTAAGAAAAATTAGAAGAAGTTTTGATGAAATAGTAAAGGATGAAACTCCATCTGGTGCTATCGGTATTTTTGTAAATGGAGTTGAATCTTATGGTTATAAATCAAATGATATTGTTTACTATGGTCCTATAAAGAAAGTTGATGTACTTTCTTCCTCTAATGATTTTGATGTAATAAATCCACCAACAGTTCAAATTTATGATTCTGTTGGCACCGGGGCATCTGTATATTCTTCAGTAAATGGATCATTATTGAAGATTGATGTTATTGATTCTGGATTTGACTACTTAGATGAACCTGAAGTATTAATTACTGGAGGAAATGGATTTGGTGCTGCTGCAAAGGCAAATCTAACATCATTTGAGCATGAAGTTTTATTCAATTCATCTTCATCATCTTTAGTAAATCTTTCTAATGAAACAATAGGATTTACTACTTTCCATAAATTTAGAGATAATGAGTATGTCTTTTATGATCCTCAGGGACAAACTGCAGTTGGTGGACTTTCCACGTCCTCCGCATATTATGTTTCTGTTCAAGATGCATTTACCATAAAATTACACAAATCCTTCTCCGATAGTGTATCAGGAATAAACACAATATCGTTAACTTCTTATGGAGTAGGAAATCATAAATTTAAGTCTTCTACTCTGAAAAAAAGAATATCATCAATAACTGTAACAAGTTCTGGTGAAAATTATCAATCCAAAAAGACTTCTTGCACTTCGGCAGGAATTAATACTGCACTTAATCAGATTACACTAAAAAATCATAATTATTTGAGTGGTGAAATCATTACTTATACGTCTACAGGATCACTTGCTGGTGGACTAGCATCAACATCTTATTATGTAACAAAGGTTGACGAAGATAATATCAAATTATCTATTGTAGGGATTTCATCTGAAGAAAAGAATTTTTATTTTAAAACTAAACAGTATGTTGATATAACATCAGTTGGTTCTGGAACTCATATTTTTAATTACGAACCAATAAGTGTTAATGTTGTTGGAAATATTGGAATTTCTACTCTTTCAAATCAAAACTTTAATGCAGTTTTACAACCTGTCTTTAGAGGAAAAGTTCAATCAGTTTTTGTTAATGATGGTGGACTTAATTATGGATCTGAAGATATTATCAATTTTAATAGACAACCTGAGTTTTCATTAGATAGTGCATCATCTGCACAGATGACACCAGTTATCAATAATGGATCAATAACAGATGTTGTCATCAATAATTTTGGATCTGGATATACTGCAGTTCCTGATCTAGTAGTTAATGGGTCAGGATTTGGTGCAAAATTAGTTCCAATTATAAAAAACGGACAAATTGTATCTGTTAAAATTCAAAGTAAAGGTAGTGGTTACACTCAAGACACAACATCAATCAATATTGTTCCTGCCGGATCAAAACTAGAACTTAATGCAGAAATAAAATCATGGAGAATTAACCAAGTTGAAAGATTAATAAAGACTCAAAAAATAACAGATGATGATGGTATTGTAGTAAATAACTTTAATCAAGATTATGAACTACAATATTGCCATGCATATTCACCTAGAAGTTTAAGAAAATATTGCTTATCTCAAAAAAATGTAAATGGTGAAATTGTATACGTTCCCGATCTAGTTGTTCTAAATGGAATAGAACAAAAGTCCGTTTCACACTCACCGATACTTGGATGGGCTTATGATGGAAATCCAATATACGGACCATATGGATATTCGGTTGCTTCTGGTGCAGCAACAGTAAAACCTTTGCAACCTGGATATGTAGAATCAATTCAACCAAATAGACCATCTTTGTCGATTTATCCTAGTGGATTTTTTGTGGAAGATTATGAGTATGATGGATCTGGAGATTTAGACGAACATAATGGAAGATTCTGCGTAACACCTGAATTTCCTCAAGGAGTATATGCTTATTTCTGTACAGTTGATGATGGTCCAGTTGAATCTGGTGGACCATTCTCAAACTACAAAAAACCATTATTCCCATACATAATTGGAAATACTTACAAGTCAAAGAGTATAGAATTTAACTATCAAATATCATCAAATCAAAATAATTTTGATTTGATGAATAGTGGACTACTTAGAAATATTAATCCATATAACTTTGACGAACCAAATAGTTTTTACAATTATTTAAATAAAACTAGTAATAACATTAGTGAAATTTCCAAAGTAAAATCAATATCTGTAGGAAAAATTTCATCAGCAGGAATAATTACTGGAGGAAACAACTATAAAGTTGGTGATATTATAACTTATAAAGAAACTTCGGATATATCAAAAGTAGTTTCTATAAAAGGTAAAAATGTACAATCTGTTAGTGTAGCAACTTCAGAATTTACTAATGTAGAATTTTTACTAGAGGGTAATACCAATTACTTAGTAGGTTACTCTACAATTCCTCATGGTTATTTGAATAACGATCTCGTTTCTATTTCTATTCCTGAAATTAAAGAAACATCAAATATTGTAGTAAATACAAATATCCTAAATCTCAGTGTAGGAGTTGGATCTACAGCATATACTGGTATTGTAACTTATTTTAATGTACGCGGAAATCTATCGATAAGAGAAAATGACATTTACAAAATCCTTGATGAAGAAGTAAAGGTATTAAATGTTGATAGAGACAATTCTAGAATTAGAGTATTAAGAAATCAAAATAATACAGTTTCAGGATTCTCTACATTCCCTGTAGGTATTGCATTAACAGAGAAACCAAGAAAATTCTCAATTAAGACTGGAATACAAACATCCTATCAATACAAATTAAATAAAAAATATTACTTAAATCCAGCAGAATCAGTTGGTTTAGGAACTACTTCAGGAACAGGCGTTGGATCGACTTTATCATTCTCAAATCCTGGAGCAGGAATAACTCAAATTTTTATTCCAACAAAGACAATTTATATTCCAGGACATCAATTACTAACAAATACAGAATTAGTATACTCATCAAATGGTGGTAGTCCAATTTCCGTATCCACTGATGGAGTTTCTTCCTTTACTTTAGGAGAAAATTCCATAGTTTATGCTGCAAGAGTTTCAGATGATCTTATTGGAATATCCACTGTTAATATTGGACTTGGAACAAACGGTTCTTTTGTAGGATTAGGAACTACTAATTCAACAAAATCTACACTTTTTATCACTGGAGTTGGATCTGGAACCATTCATAGTTTGTCTACAAATTATGATGACATTTTATTGGGCAGTGTTTACAAGAACACCGTTACTGTTTCCACAGCATCAACACACGGTTTATCTCTCTTAGATTCTGTTAATGTTTCTCTTGTTTCTTCAGCATCAACAACTCTTTATGTAAAATATAATGACTATAATAGAGTATTGGTTTTAAATGAAAGATCTTTCACATCTGATAAAGTAAATATAGTTTCGAACACTATTACTTTAGAAAATCATGGATATAATTCTGGAGATAAAGTATTATATAAATCAGTTTCTCCAATAGGCGGATTAGTAAATCAAAATATTTACTATGTAATCTTAGTCAATAAGGATGAAATAAAGTTAGCAACAACTTATTATTCTGCTACTAAGAATTTCCCAAATTATATAAATTTAACTTCTACTGGTAGTGGATCTTTCTCTGAAGTAAATCCACAAATTAATTTGGTGAAGAATTCCCGTTTAATATTTGATTTATCAGATTCTTCTTTATCGTTTACTAATAATTCTCAACTTTATTCTGCATTTGATTTTGATTTTTACTATGATTCAACCTTTGAAAATAAATTTGAATTTTATGCTGATTTTGCAGATCGTGAAGTTGTAAAGTCCGGACAGATAGGAATTTCTGCAAATGCATATGTTGCATTAACTGTAAATGATTCTACACCAAAAACTCTTTATTATAAATTAACTCCAAAAAATACAGATATTTCTCCAACAACAAAGAAAGAAATTGTTGAAGATACTGAAGTATTGAATAATAACAGTATAAAGTTAGTAGATAGTGTTTACTCCGGTTCTTTCCAAGTAATTGGAGTGGGTAATACTACATTCAAGTATAATATTGCAGAAACTCCTCAGGTTAAATCCTATACAAACTCAAATTCTGTAGTAAATTATATTACCAATTCCGATAGTACAGATGGACCAATCGATGCTGTATTAAACATTTTATCAAATGCAAATTTTGATAATTCAAAGTCAATTCCTGGCATTTCTACAATAAAAACAATTAATGGATCGGGTGCTCTAGTTGAACTTCAGTCTAATGAAATTGGTAATATTACATCCGTTGAAATTCAAAATTTTGGATTTGATTATCCATCAGATTTAACGCTTAGACCAACTGCAAAACTTCCAGATCTACTCACTGTAAATGCATTTTATTCAATTGATAGGATCGGAATTTCTTCTGTTGGAAAAAATTATAGTTTATCTCCTGATTTGGTTTTAAAAGGATCAGATCAATCGATCATATCCGATGTAGATTTGTCTTATTCTTTAGGAGATTCTGAGGTTACTATTTTAAGTAATACTAAGGGTATTTCAGGAATATTTCCAACTATTATTCCAATCAATAACACAAATGGAATTCCAGTAACAAATATTAGTTTCGATAATAATTCCAAAGATGTTGTTGTAACATTAGGTTCAAGTTTTAGTAGCATTAATGATTTCCCATTTGCTATTGGAGAAAAAATATTAGTAGAGCATGTTAGTGTAGGTGTAGGGTCTACTGCTAAGGGTTATAACTCGTCTTCTTATAATTATTCCCTCTTTACTGTTGTTAATACTGATCCAAATATTGGAGGAATTGGTGCGACTATTTCATATAATTTAAGTGAATATCTTGGTAATAACGAATATCCTGGAAATTATGATGCTATTAATTCTTCAGGAATTGTAGTCCCAGAAAAGTATTTCCCTATATTTGATATTTCTTTGAAATCTAATGATTTTTATGTGGGAGAAGAAGTGGTATCCGAAAATTATTATGGTTTAGTAGAAGAATGGGATAGTAAGAATGGTATTCTAAAAGTATCAAGTTCTGATGATTTTACTACTGGATCTCAAATCAAAGGATTAACTTCTAAATCTGTTGGTATTGTAACCACTCTTAGATTTAACCCAGATTTGACTTATCAAGTTTCTGCTTTCAATATATCGAATGATGGATGGAAAACCAATAAAGGATTCTTAAATGATGAAACTCAAAGAATTCATGATTCTGACTATTATCAATATTTCTCATATTCACTTAAGTCAGAAGTTCAATACAACACTTGGGAAGAACCAGTAAGTTCTTTGAATCATACTGCGGGATTTAAGAAGTTTAGTGATCTTCAAGTTCATTCTTCTACAGATGAATTTTCTGGAATTTCCACTAGTCAAAATAATGGCGACTTTGTAGGAGTTGCTGACATTTCTTCTGTTGTTGATTTAAATTGTGTATATGATTTTGATCTTGCAAGAGAAAATAACATTTTTATTGATGGTGCAACAAAATCAAATCAAATTATATTCAATTCTAGAATTCTTCAGGATTATGTTGAATCCGTAGGAAATAGAGTTCTTACTGTGGATGATTTTAGTAATGAATTTAACAGCAATCCAAGAACCACTAAATTTAGTACTGTTTATGATTTCCACTTAGATAACACATTTACAAAGTTTATAACATTTACTAAAGATAGATTATTTACTAACGATAGACAAATCTTACTTGTTTCTTTATTACAAAATCGTTCAATAGGATTCTTAAATCAATATGGAAGAGTTGAATCTTATTCTGATTTGGGATCTTTTGATTTTAATATCAGTGGATCTAGAGGTCAACTTTTATTTTATCCAGTAAAAAATCTAATTAATGATTATGATGTAAGTGTAGTTGCTTATAGTCTAGAACCTATCGTAACTGGAGTTGGACATATTAATTTAGGAGATGCTGTTTATGTTGGTTCAAGTACAAGTATTTTACCTACTTCATCTTCATCTCCAGTAACTGTAGTTGGAATTGCTTCAACATATAGATCATCGAAAGTTATGGTTCAAATTTCTGCTTCCGATGAGTCATATTTTGAGTCTGACGAAATTACAATTTTACATGATGGAACATCAATAGAATCTGTAGAATATGGTCAATTAAATACAACTTATTTACAATCAGCATCTACTGCTGGATTGGGTACATATCATGTTTATTATTCCGGATCAAATATCAACCTAGACTTTATTCCATACAATACAACAACTTCAGAATATAAAATTAACTCTTTACATATCAATCTATCAGATAATCCAACTTCCACGGATTCTACATCATTTAATAACTCAAAAATTCAATCAAATTTTGTCGCAATATCATCATCACCATCCCCAGGAATAACAACTATTTCATCATACTCCTCTACCTATGATGGAGCTTATTGTGTTGTTCTTATCAAAGATACTACAAATAATGAATATCAAGTATCTGAAATTGCAATATTAGATGATGGTGTAGATTCACACATTTCTGAGTTTGGTATTATTCAGACTAATGGTTCTATAGGATCTATAGGATCAACTGTAAAAGGATCTGGAGATGTAGACATTAACTTTACACCAAATCCAAATATTGATGTAGAAGTTGTAGTATTTACAAATTCTATTGGAGATGTTGATGATACCCTTCCTATCACAGCAATAGATTTTACTAATGCATCTATAAATTCTGGAGATGGATTTTATTTAGGTGCTGAGAGTGATATTAAAAAAGACTTTAATTTAACTTACAACCAAAGACCAATTTTTGAAAGATACTTTGACGGAAGTGATCCAAATATTATTGGTATAGGTACTACATCGACAATAAAAATTCCTGAAAATTTCTTTGTTACTGGAGAAAAAGTTCAGTATTCATATTCTGGTGCTGGTACTACATCTTCTATCGGAATTGCTACGACTACTGTATCAGGAATTGGAGTTACAAATAAACTTCCAAGTACTGTTTATATTGTAAAAGAAAATGAACTTTATGTAAGGGTTGCTCTTTCAACTGCTGATGCTTTAGCAGTTCCACCCAATACAGTTGAATTCACTAGTGTTGGTATCGGTACTTCGCATCGATTTACATCTCTGAATCCAAATTCTAAAGTATTATTATCAATTGATAATATGATTCAATCTCCGATTGTTTCTACAGCTATAACATCTTCACTTTCAAGTTTCCTTTCTAGAGCAGAAACTAGATTTGATATTACAGGAATAACATCATTCTTTGCTGGTGATTTGATTAAAATTGATGATGAAATCATGAGAATTAGTTCTGTAGGATTAAACACCAATCCAAATACTCTTACTGTAAGAAGACCTTGGCTTGGAACTGGAATTGCAACACATGCAAAAGATACTATAGTAACAAAAATTTCCGGAAATTATAATATTGTAGAAAATACACTATACTTTGCAGAGGCTCCTTATGGATTAACTCCAATAGGAACAACAACGAACAAACCAGATGAAAGAGATTATGTTGGACTAGAAACGCATTCTACATTTAGTGGAAGAGTCTTTATGAAATCTGGAGTGCCTAATACAGATTCTGAACCATATTCGAAAAATTATATTTTTGATAGTCTTTCTTCAGACTTTGATGGTGTTACTAGTCAATTTACGTTGACTTCAAATCGTTCAAATATATCTGGATTCTCTACAAGTAATGCTATTGTCTTAGTAAATGATATATTCCAAGGTCCACAAAGATCTGGAGCAATATCTATTGTAGGAGATTATGATTTAATAGAGTCTTCTGGAATCACTTCAATTAGATTCACTGGAACAGCAACATCAACAACTAGTGATGTAAACACTGCTAGTATTCCTCGTGGTGGAGTAATTGTTTCCGTTGGTTCAACATCAGGTCTTGGATATCAACCTTTAGTTGCTGCGGGAGGAACTGCTAATGTATCTGTTGCTGGAACAATATCATCAATTAGTATTGGAAACAGTGGATCTGGGTATAGAGTAGGAATACAAACAATAGTAAATGTTGGAGTAGTAACTTCCAGTATTACATCAAATATCCAATTTATTGGAACTGCTGCTATTAGTGGTGGACATATTGTGAGTGTTGCTATTACTAACCCAGGAGTTGGTTATACTTCATCAAATCCACCATTAGTTATTTTTGATTCTCCATTATCATACTCAGATATTCCTTTGGTTTATAGTTCTTCATCTAGTGGTCTTGGAACAGGTGCTAAAGCAAATATTGTGGTTGGGCAGGGATCTAGTGTAATTTCTTTTGAAATTATCAATACTGGATACGGATACGGACAAAGTGAAATTTTAACTGTAGCAGTTGGTGGACAATCCGGAATACCAACAGATCCATCAATTTCGTTTAAAGAATTCCAAATTACCATAGACCAAACAATAAATGATGAATTTAGTGGATGGGTTATTGGAGATCTTCAAGTTTTTGATGTTATTGATGATTTATTTGATGGAAATAGAGTTACATTCCCAATTAAATTGAATGGCAATCAAACCACCATCAGATCCAAAAAAGGATCAAATATTAATGTTGAGTCTACTCTTCTTATATTCTTAAATGACGTTTTGCAAGTTCCAGGAAAAGGTTATTCATTTAATGGGGGTAGTGTTATAACCTTTGCAGAACCACCAAAAGAAGGAGATAGATGTAAGATTATCTTCTACAAAGGAACTAGTGAAGTTGATACTGTAAATATTGATATTTTAGAAACCGTAAAAGTTGGAGATACTTTGACTCTAAATGATGATAATATTTCATTCAAAGAAAATAATAGAATTGTAAATGAAATTCTTTCTACTGATATTGTTGGAACAAATGTTTATACCTCTCCAGGAATTTCTGAAGATCCAAACTATAGCAGACCCGTAATTTGGTGCAGGCAAACCGAGGATAGAATTCTTAATGGTCAACAAGTTGCTAAAGATAGAGTTCTTTATGAGGCATTAATTAATCCTTCAACAAACATTATCCAAAATGTATCTGCAGCATCCACTCAAATTTTTGTAGAAAGTGTTAAAACTTTCTTCGATAGTGCTGATGAATATTTCCAAGACGGAACCACTGAAATTCCTCAAAAGAAAATTGTTATAACATCTCAAGATAACTTAGTTTCTGCTGCAGCAACTGCTATAGTCTCTGTTGCAGGAACCATAAGTTCTGTTGTTATATCTGATGGTGGACTTGGTTATTCAGTAGCACCAACCGTCGTTATTGAAAATCCAGTGGGATTAGGAATAACTCAAAGAGCATCTGCTATTGCTTCAGTATCTATTGGAGGAACTATTTCTTCAATAACAGTATCTTCACCAGGAACTGGATACACAACATCAAATCCACCAGTTGTATTGATAGAGTCTCCAACCGTAAATAGAGAGGTTATTAATAGAGTTTCTTATCAAGGTGATTTTGGAATTATTTCTGGAATAAAGACAACTTCTGTAGGAGTTGCCTCAACAGGAATTGTGTTTGATTTCTTCATACCTAAGAATTCATTCCTTAGAGATCTCAGTGTAAATTCTGTGGGAATTGCTACAACAGGAATTAGTGGAATCCAAACAGGATACTACTTTGTCGTTTATAATTCTAACGTTGGAAATGGAGTAACATCTATAAATCAAAGTGGTTCTACTATTGGAATTGGAACTTCATTTATTGATAATGTATATCAAGTGGCAGCAGTTTCTATAGGGCAAACTAATGTTACTGGAGTTGGTTTAACTTATGTTGCAAAAGTAACAGTTAGTGTATCCAACTATAATGGACTAACTGGTTTAGGATTTAGTTCTTTCTATGGAGAGTATAGTTGGGGAAGAATATACAATATGACCAGAAGTGATGCAAAATCATTTGCTTACTATAATAATGGAATTTCTGGAATTGCAACTTCACCAATTATTCAAAGATATAATCCATTAAAATACGAAGACTACACCTCATAAATAGATAAAAAACTCATAAAATGTCCGCAATTATAACTGACCAATTAAGAATATTAAATGCGAAGAACTTTGTTTCTGCTGCAACTTCTTCCGCAAATTCTTATTATGCCTTTGTTGGTCTTCCTAATGCAACGGATTATTCCCCAACTTGGGATGTAACTCCACCAGCACCTAAGGATAATTTCAGTGAGGAAAATGATTATTGGGATACGATGATTGCATTAAAGAAAATTAATGCAAGTGATATATGTCAGGTTGTAAGAAAAAATACTTGGACTTCTGGAATTACTTATGACATGTATCGTCATGATATAAGTAGAACAAATACATCAAAACCATCTGGAGCAACTAGTTTATATTCGGCAAATTATTATGTCGTTAATAGTGATTATAAGGTTTATATCTGTTTAAATAATGGAGTTTCTCCAGAAAATCCTGAAGGTAGACCATCACTAGATGAACCAACTTTTACCGATTTAGAGCCAAGATCTGCTGGTAATAGTGGAGATGGGTATATTTGGAAATATCTCTATACCATTAAACCAAGTGATATTATTAAGTTCGATTCTCTCAACTTTATACCAGTACCAAAGGATTGGGAAACAAATACAACTGACTCTGCGGTAAGAAATAATGCAACAACTAGTGGTCAGTTAAAGATCGTAACTGTCACTAATAGAGGAGTTGGTCTTGGAACTGCAAATACTACATATTATAACGTGCCAATTAAAGGTGATGGTTCAGGTGCAGAAGCAACCATCGTAGTTAATGCAGATTCTAAGGTAGAATCCATTACAATCTCAAATGGAGGATCTGGTTATACCTTTGGTAGTGTAGATTTAGAATCTGGCAGTGTTCCTACAGGAATTACCAGACCTACATTTGATGTTATTATACCTCCTAAAGGTGGACATGGATATGATATCTATCGTGAATTGGGTGCTTATAGTGTAATGCTATATTCCAGAATTGAAAATGATCTTCAGGACCCAGATTTTATTATTGGAAATCAAATAGCAAGAGTAGGTGTTGTTGAAAATCCTTTGGCATATAATTCTGCAACAACTCTTACTGCAAATAAAGTTAGTGCATTATCTGCAATAAAATTGACAGGTATTGGATACAGTTCAACAACTTTTATCGCAGATTCTATTATAACTCAGACTGTAGGATTAGGATCAACTGCAGTTGGAAGAGTAGTTTCTTATGATCAGAATACTGGAGTTTTAAAATATTGGCAGGATAGAAGTCTGGCAGGATTTAATACTGACGGAACTCGCAATACAAATCCGACTTACGGATTTAATTTAAATCAATTCACATCTTCAGTTGGTTCTGGAGGAACAACTGTTGTTGTTGGATCAAGTGGAACTTCATTAAGTATAGATACAGCATTTAGTGGCATCTCTACCGTAATAAATAGTAGGACATACTATTTTGGACAATATTTTGAGAATGGTATTGCTACTCCAGAAGTTGAAAAGCACTCTGGAAATATAATTTATGTTGATAATAGACCCTCCATTACTAGATCATCAAACCAAAAAGAAGATATCAAGGTAATTTTGCAATTCTAAACTATTATGCCACAACAGACTAACCTCAACGTTTTTCCATATTTTGATGATTTTGATCCACAAAAAAACTATCAAAAGATATTGTTCAAGCCTGGATATCCTGTTCAGGCACGAGAGTTAACGTCAATTCAATCTGCTTTACAAAATCAGATTGAACAACTTGGCAACTTTACCTTAAAAAGTGAAGGGACCGTTGTAATACCGGGAAGTTGGGAATATAATAATCAGTTTGATGCAGTAGAGATTGAACCTTCTTTTAATGGAATTGATGTTTCGGCATATATTGGCACATTAACAGGATCTACTATCAGAGGATCAATTAGTGGAGTAAGAGCAAAGGTTATAATTGTTACTCCTGCAAGTTCTTCCGAAAGAGAAAATAATACACTTCATTTAAACTATCTAGATACTGGAGTTGATGGATCTAGTACGTTTCTTGATGGTGAGCAATTAATATGCGAAAAAGACATTTTATTATCCACTGGAAATGTTCTCATTAATTCTGGAGAACCTTTTGCTAGAACTTTAGCAGAAAATTCAACATCAGTTGGATCTGCATTTATTTTAAGTAGTGGTGTATATTATCTGAGAGGAACTTTTGTATCAGTATCTAGTCAAATATTATTTTTGGATAGGTATGATAATAGACCAAATTATAAAGTAGGTTTTCAAATTGAAGAAAGAATAGTAACTTCAAATGAAGATCAATCTTTAAATGATAATGCTAATGGATTTTTAAACTATGCTGCTCCTGGAGCGGATAGATTTTCCATTAACGCAGTTTTAGCAAAAGTTCCTCAAGATGTTGAAAATCCATCAAATTTTGTTCAAATTGCCTCTATAATTGATGGTACTTTAATTGACAGAGTTGTAAACGCTGAGTTGGGTGAACTTAGAAAAGAGTTTGCCAGAAGAACTTATGACGAATCGGGAGACTATTATGTAGTTCCTCCAACTTTAGTTGTTAGAGAAACTTTGAATAACTACTTAGGAAATAATGGTGTTTTTCCTAAAAATGTGCAGACTTATTCTGGTAATGTTCCATCTGATGACTTAGGAACATATCAGATATCTCCAAGTAAAGCATATATTCGTGGATTTGAATGTGAAACTGTTTCCACAACCTTTATAGATTTTCAAAAACCAAGAACCACTCAGTTATTAACAAATCAACAGTTAATTTACTCTGTAGGACCATCATTTACCCTCAATAGAGTAAATGGATGTCCGACTATCGGCATATCTACCTCATATTATGTAAGTTTACGAGATAGTAGAGTAGGAACTTCTCAGACAAGTTATACAATATCTGGGGTAGCAAGTACAATAGCAGCAGGAAAGGAAATTGGTGTTGCTAGAGTATATGATTTTGCATTAGAATCTGGTTCTTACAATACTAGTAATTTGAATTTGAACCAGTGGGATATTTCTCTCTATGATATTCAAACTCATACGGAAATTTCTCTAAATGAACCAATTACATTATCCACTCCAACTCAAGTAAAAGGTAAATCGAGTGGAGCAGTAGGATTTTTAAGATATGATCTTTCCAATTCTGGTATATTAACTGCATATAATATTACGGGTAAGTTTAGTATTGGTGAAAGATTGATTTTTGATGGTATTGAAAATACTAGAGTTTCTACCGCAGTTACATCTTATGGTATTGGAGATGTAAAATCAATTTATTCAAATGTTGGATCTGCTGCAACATTTAGTGCAGATACTATTCAGTATCCATTAAATATTATAGGTCAGGTAAATATAAGTCCAAGAGATGCTGCAACTGGAGTATCTACTGTAACTTCTTCTGATATCTACTTTATTGGAATTGCAACTGTAGGAAATCTTGTTGCATTCTCGGATCCAAGTTTTACGGATCCTACTTATGCTAGAGTAAAGAATGTACAAAGATCTTTCTTAGAAATAACCGGAATAACAACTGTATCTGGTGTATGTCAAGGTTCTCTTCCAACTACATCCATATCTCCAAGTGATTTTAGAATCTTAACAACTAGATTACAATCTTCTACAGATAATACACTTTATACTTTATTACCAAAAGAAAAAATTGCATCTGTAGATCTAACAGAGTCTAACTTGACAATTAGAAGACAATATGATGTAACTATTTCCTCAAATAGTATTACAATTTCTCCAACGTTAGTTTCATCTGATGAAACATTTTTACCTTATGATGAAGAAAGATATGTATTAATAAGAAATGATGGTACTATTGAACCATTAAGTTCGGATAAATTCCAATTTAATACTGGAGGAAGAGGTTTAGTCATAAACGGACTTTCTGGAAATGGATCAGCAAAACTTATAACTACATTAAGAAAAATTAATGTTACTGAAAAAGTTAAAAATAAGAAGAGAATTAATTCTTTAATTGTTTCTAATTCAAAATATGCAGGATCTGGTATTGGAAGCACTACTTTAAATGATGGATTGACATATGGAAATTATCCATATGGAACCAGGGTTCAAGATGAAGAGATTTGTTTATTGACTCCAGACGTTACTAACATCTATGGAATTTTTGAGTCTAATGACACTAACGATCCTAATATTCCTACAATAACATTTTCAACACTTTCTGGACCTACAGGATCAACTTCTGATTTAATAGTTGGTGAAAGAATTGTTAGTGATTCTGGAGAAACTATTGCTCTATTTGTAGAATCTAAAAGCAATTTGTCAGTTGGTTTTATTTACTTAAATGACAATTCATTCTCCGTAGGTGAACTTGTCAAATTTGAAGAATCCGGAATCGAAGCAATAGTATCAAGTATTTCTGCTGGTAGTAATAATATTACAAACAGATATGTTGTAGATCCTGGATATTCGGAAACTGTTTATAATTATTCAAAAATAATTAGAAAGTCTGATACACAAGAATCTAATAAAAAAATTAGAATAATTTTTGAATCTGCAGAAATTTCGGATTCTGATAGAGGTGATATTTTAACAGTAAATTCATATCAACAATTTGACTATAAAAATCTTCCTAGTGTAGTTAATAAAACACAAAGATCAGTATCAGATGTAATTGATGTTAGACCTAGAGTTTCGACAATCACACCAACTGCAGGATCAAGGTCTCCGTTTGAATTCTTGGGTAGAAATTTTGTTTCTAATCAAAATGAATATACAAAAATATTGGCTTCTGATGAATCTATCATTATCGATTATTCATTCTATCTTCCAAGAATTGATAAGATATTTTTCACTAAAGACGGTCTTTTCCAATTAAAAGCTGGAGAACCTTCAGAAAATCCACAACTTCCACTTCCAGTTGCTGATGCAATAGAAATTGCAACTATTAGTCTTCCTGCATATCTCGAAACAGTTGATGAAGCAACCGTTTCTTTGGTGAGACATAAGAGATATAGAATGTCCGACATTCAAAAGTTGGAACAGAGAATAAGCAATTTAGAATTCTATACAACACTATCACTTTTAGAAACTGATACCTCTAATTTTAAAGTTAGAGATGCAAATGGTTTAGATAGATTTAAATCTGGATTTTTTGTGGATAACTTTGCTGGTACTTTGTATCAGAGAAAAGTTACTGGTGTAAAAAATTCTATTGATGTTTCTAATTCTGAGTTGAGACCAACTCATTATACAACAGAATTAGACTTAGTTATTGGATCAGAATCTTTACTTGGACTTACTCAAACTTCAAATACTAATGCAGACTTAAGGTTTGTAGAAGATTTGGTAGGATCTGGAGTTAAAGTAACTGGACAACTTTTAACTTTAGATTTTGAAGAGGTTTTAGAAACTTCTCAACCATATGCAACTAAAGTAGTAAATGTTGCTCCATTTAGAAGCACTTATTATACAGGAACAATTCAATTATATCCAGCATCAGATGTTTGGATCGATCCTGTTAGACTTCCATCTACATCTATAGAGGTTGAGGGTAATTACACTAAAACCTTACAACAACTTACCCAAGAAGGATTTGACGCACAAACTGGATTTGGTCCTGTTACATGGAATTCTTGGGAAACTAACTGGACTGGTTCATCTACGCAAACTGATGTTAGAAGATATACACAAAATTCTAGAAATGTTACAGAAACAACTGTAACTACAACTAACACTGGAACAAGAACAAGAGAAGGTAACAGACAAATTGCGTCAGAGCAATTTAATAATAGATCTCTTGGAGACTCTATTGTAAGTATTGATTTAGTTCCTTATATGAGGCAGAGAAATATTGAATTCACTGCCAAGAGAATGAAACCATTTACTCAGGTTTACAATTTCTTTGATGGTGTCAATATCACAAATTATTGCACACCAAAACTACTTGAAATTAGTATGATTAGTGGTGTTTTCCAAGTTGGTGAAACTGTTTATGCTGAACCAAATATTTTATATAATCCTATACCTTTCTTCCCTACAATTTCACTTGCACCGACACCTGGAGGAAAAAGATCTGAAAGAGCACCCGGATGCATATCACCACCTCAACTTAATGAATTTAAATTTAGAGTAGCGGCACCTAATCACAAATATGGTCCATATAATAGACCAACAGATGTCTTTACTTTAAATCCATATAGTAGAAATAATACTCTACCTAGTGTTTATTCTGCATCATCGACTATATTAAATGTCGATACATATTCACTATCAAACATAACTCAAGGTTTGTATCAAGGTCATGTAACTAAAGGAGTGATACTTCGTGGAGGGACAAGTGGTGCAGTAGCAACAGTCACTGACGTTAGACTTATTACAGATAATGTCGGTACTCTTATAGGATCTTTCCATATTCCAAATCCTAACAACTTGTCTTCACCAAAATTCCAGGTTGGTATTAAACTCTTTAGAATGACAAATAGTGAAGTTAATACAACAGTTGGTGGATTGGTTACTACAAGTGCAGAAGAAAAGTTCTATGCTGAAGGATTTAAAACTAATACTAAGGAAAATATCCTAGTAACTAGAGATCTTAGACTTGAAACGGGTCTCGCTAATGAAACAGAACCAGTGACTAGTACTCAAACTAACACTACAGTTACTTCTGTTCCAATTCCCCCACCTTCTGGGCCAGCACCAGCAGATCCAAGAGTAACAAGACCTCCATCTCGTCCATCTAGTCCCGGATCATCTACACCTTCATCTTCAACTGTCAATATATTCAACTCTTCTCCAACATCAATTAGAGGAAGAACAGTTGGTGGAGTTACATTTAATGCTGACGGAACAGTTTCAAATGGAGTCTTAGTTGGTCCAGGACAATATCAGTATAGACCAGGAGCACAAGGTACTTGGACAGGTCAAAATGCAAGCAGTCCTGGAGCATGGACAGTTGATCCGTATGTATATGTGTCCGGACAGCAAAGTGGTAGATTGGCAAGTCCAAGTGGTGGTTATGCAGCAAATTATAATAGACCACTTATTGGTGGTTCACCTAATCTACCAAGATCATCACCAGGTTCGTCTTCACCAAGAGGTTATTGATTTTCTTTTGACCAATAAAACCATCTAAATATATCTAAAGGGACTATAAAAAATAAATTATTCTGGGGATAAATGAAACTAGCAGATCCATTAGCACAAACTTTTTATGTTAATCCCACTAGTGGGATATTTGTGACTTCTGTTGAGTTGTTTTTTCAATCTAAAGACGATCAACTTCCAGTAACAGTTCAATTAAGACCTATAGAACTTGGATATCCTACAAGTTCAATTTATCCATTTGCGGAAGTTGTACTTGATGCAAGTAAAGTAAATATATCTAGTAACGCATCAGTCCCAACAAAATTTACTTTTGAATCCCCTGTATATTTGTCTGGTGGAACATTTCACGCATTAGTGATAACATCAAATTCAGATCTTTATAATGTATGGGTTTCTAATGTTGGTGAATTTGATGTAAGTAATGTATCAGAAACAGTTGCATTACAAGGTGGGCAAGAGTCTTCTAGAAGAGTAACAACAAAACAACCGAACTCTGGTGGACTGTATAAGTCGCAAAATGGATCTACTTGGAATGAAAGTCCATACGAAGATTTAAAATTTAGACTTTATAGAGCAAGATTTACGGAAACTGAAGGAAGTATCAATTTTTACAATCCAGACTTAGAAGTAGGAAATAATCAAGCACCAAACTTATTAAAAGACTCCTTAGAGTTTACATCCAGAAAAATTAGAGTTGGATTGGGCACAACAGTTCAAGACTCTAATCTAACATTAGGAAACACAATATTACAGCAGGGATCAAACGGAACTGGAAACTATGTCGGTTCTGCAGGATCTGCTTTTGGTACATTAAGATTGATTAATCCAGGTATAGGATATACTCCATCTGCAGGAAACTACACTTATAATAATGTATCTTTAACTAGTGTAACTGGTAGTGGTGTTAATGCAACAGCTAGTGTCAGTATACAAAATGGAGTAGCAGTTGCTGCCACAATCACTAGTGGTGGTGCCGGATATGTTATTGGTGATATTTTAACTCCTACTCAAGTTGGAGTAAGTTCTTTAGGACTTAATGCAAAATTTTCAGTATCCGATATTTTTGGAGTAAATCAATTAATAATAGATCAGGTTCAAGGAACATTTGAGGTTGGTGCAGGAAAAACTATTCAATATATTAATAATTCGGGAATAACCACAAATCTTAATGCATCTGTCGGTGGAAATGTTACTATCCTTTCAAATGGAATAATCGAAATATCTGATGGACTTCACATAAAAGTAAATCATAAAAATCACGGAATGCACGCAACAGAAAATTCTGTGATAATTTCTGGAGTTGAACCTGATGTTATTCCAACGACATTAACTACCGGATATGATGCGACATCAACTTCACAAATTATCTTGCAAGATGCTACCAATTTCTCAACATTTGAAAATGTAGGAGTTGCAAGCACAAATCCAGGATATATTTTGATTGGAGATGAAATAATTTCTTATACAGGAGTAAATGCAAATACCTTAACTGGAATAACTAGAGGAATTGATGGAACTAATTCATTTAGTTACACTATAGGAGCATTTGTGTATAAGTATGAGATTGCTGGTGTTTCGTTGAGAAGGATTAATAAACAACACATATTGTCGGATGCTTCTGTATCGGATCCGATAGATTTCGATTACTATACTCTAAAAATAAACACATCTAATACTGAATATACTGGTTCGTTACCACAAGGTATAACTAATAGAAGTACATCTTCATTCCCAGATCTTTATATTAATGCAACGAAATCTTCGGGTGGTTCTGGAATAAAAGCAACTCAAAATATACAATTTGAAAGCATAAGACCAGTTGTACAAACCTTGACTGTTCCTGGAACTAGTATTAGTTCTTTTGTCAGAACAGTTAGTGGTACAAGTGTTGATGGAACTGAAACTTCATTCTTAGACCGTGGAATTCAAGATATAAATTTAAATTCAAATAATTATTTTGCAAATCCAAGATTGGTGTGTTCTTCAGTAAATGAATCCACAAAACTCTCAAGTTTGCCGGGAAACAAGTCTTTTACCTTAACTGCAAATTTATTTACAGCAAGTAATTATGTTTCTCCTGTTATAGATCTGGATAGAGTTGGTATTATTTTTACAACCAATAGGATTAATAATCCAATCGAAAATTATGCGGCAGATGATAGAGTTTCTACATTAGAAAATGATCCATCATCTTTTGTTTATGCTACCGATATTCTTTCATTAGAAAATTCTGCAACATCGATTAAAGTATTAGTTTCTGCACATATCAATACTTACTGTGATCTTAGAGTTTTATATTCTGTTTTGGGTAATAGGGATGAAACTCCAGTATATTATCCATTCCCCGGATATGCAAATAAACAGAGATTAGATTCTGGATTAGAACCTAATGATTCCCTTAGTGACGGAACACCAGATGCTAGATTTGCTAAAACTGATACTGTTGGATTTGATTCTCAATCAATAGAATTTAAAGATTATGAATTTACTGTTGACAATTTACCTTCATTTAGATATTTTACAATCAAAATTGTAGGATCTTCTACTAACCAAGCTTATCCTCCAAGATTGAAAAATCTTAGAGTTATTGCACTTGCATAATTATGGAAAAAATTAAAGTAGAAAATCATCCCAATCTTTATAGGGATGCAAATACAAATATGATAGTTAATTCAGATTCTTTATCCTATAATTCATATATCAATATGAAAAAGAATAAAGAAAATGAGAGGAAAAGAATTGAAAAATTGGAAAATGATATTGATCAGGTCAAAAATGATCTAAGTGAAATTAAAGATTTATTAAGGAATTTATCAAAATGAACCCAGATCAAATACAACTAGAAGATGTCAATAAGATGTTTGAATATGAAAAACTTTCTAGAGATATAGATAGTATAGATGATATTGAAGTTCTTAAGAACTACTCAAAGTCTTATATTAAATTATATCTAAAACAGCAAGAAGTTGTATCTAAATTCTAATGGCACAACCATCAACCAGGCAAGAATTAATTGATTATTGTAAGAGAAAACTGGGTGCTCCAGTTTTAGAAATTAATGTTGCCGATGAGCAGATTGAAGATTTAGTTGACGATGCCATTCAATTTTTTCAAGAAAGACACTTTGATGGTGTATATCAAACTTTCTTGAAATATAAAATCACAGATGATGATATTAATAGAGGAAAAGCATCTGGTGCTAATGGGGTAGGAGTTTCAACAATCACCGTTAATCAAAATGTTGGACTTACTACTCAATTTAACTTTTATGAAACTGGGAATTATTTACAAATTCCACCATCAGTAATTGGTGTTAATAAGATATTCCACTTTGATGGAACTAACACTATTACTAATAACATGTTTAGTGTTAAGTATCAGTTATTCTTAAACGATGTTTATTATTGGGGATCGACTGAAATACTAACTTATGCGATGGTAAAAACTTATCTTGAAGATATTGAATTTTTACTCACTACACAAAAACAGATTAGATTTAACAAAAGACAAGATAGACTATATCTAGATATTGATTGGGGTGCGATGAGTTCTGATACTTATCTTGTTATTGATTGCTACAGAATGTTGGATCCAAATGATTACTCACGAGTGTGGAATGATTCGTTCTTAAAACCATATTTGACTGCTTTGATCAAACGTCAGTGGGGTCAGAATTTAATTAAATTCCAAGGAGTAAAACTGCCAGGTGGCATAGAACTTAATGGCAGACAAATTTATGATGATGCTCAAAGAGAAATAGATTTGATCATGGAAAGAATGTCTAATACTTATGAACTCCCACCATTAGACATGATAGGATAATATGCTTAATCCATTTTTCCTACAAGGTTCAAAATCCGAACAAAGTTTGATCCAGGATTTGGTAAACGAACAACTCCGAATGTATGGAGTTGAGATATATTATATTCCAAGGAGATATATTACAACAAATACTATAATCAAAGAGGTTATAGAATCTAAATTTGATAATGCATATCCATTAGAAGCATATGTTAGTACTTATGATGGTTATGAAGGGCAGGGAACAATACTTTCAAAATTTGGTGTTCAACCATTAAATGATTTGACTCTGGTTATTTCTAGAGAAAGATTCGAAACTTATATCAGTCCTTTAATAAAAAATGTTCCAAATATAGAGTTGGCAACAAGACCTAAAGAAGGAGACTTGATTTATTTCCCTCTCGGTGATAGATTATTTGAAATTAAATTTGTTGAGCACGAAAAACCATTCTATCAACTTCAGAAAAATTATGTCTATGAGTTAAGATGCGAACTCTTTAGATATGAAGATGAAGTTGTTGATACTGGAATTGATTATATTGATGATAACGTAGAAGAAGAAGGTTATATTCAATCTCTAACTATGGTTGGTAGTGGAACAACTGCTACTGCTATTACTGGAATAGTTAATGGTGGAATTAGATTTATTACCGTTACAAATAGAGGAAACGGATATACATCTGCTCCAAGAGTAGCAATTTCTTCTGCACCTACTGGTGGATTAACTGCAGTAGGAATTGCTACGATGATCGGTGGTTTGGTTGATTGTAATGGAAACAAAGAAAAATATAAAGTTCAAGGCGTAGAACTTATAAATCCTGGATATGGATATTCCGTTGCTCCATCAATTGCTTTTGTTGGTGGTGGAGGAGCAGGTGCAGCTGCAACTGCAACAATTGGTAATGGAATTGTTGGAATTGTAACTCTAACTTCTGGTGGGTCTGGATACGAAAATCCACCAACTGTAACTATTAGTCCTGCTCCAGTGGGAACAGGAATCACTGCTGTAGCAACAGCTTATATTAATGCTGCTGGTGTTGTAACATCAATTTATGTCAAGAATGCTGGACTTGGATACACAACAACTCCAACAATCACAATATCTTCACCATATTCTTCAGGAATAGGAACTTATGTTCCTAATGAAATTGTAACAGGAAGTATTAGTGGAACAACTGCCAGAGTTAAAAAATGGAACTCTCAAACTAATGTTCTCCAAGTATCAAATATTAGTGGAAACTTTGCTAAAGGTGATGTCTTGACAGGATCTAAGTCTGGAGCATCATACAAACTAAGAGTTGTTGAGCAATACGATAAAGTAGATAGATATGCTCAAAATGATACTATTGAAACTGAAGCAGATGAGATTATGGACTTTTCCGAGTTAAATCCATTTGGTAATCCATAAATAATATATCTAACTTTCCTGACAAATGTTTGAATATTTTTACCACGAAATATTAAGAAGAACTATTATTTCGTTTGGTTCTTTGTTCAATAATATTGCGATTAAGCATACAAATAATTCCAATCAAGTTGTAAGTTCTATAAAAGTACCTCTCGCTTATGGTCCTACACAAAAGTTCTTAGCAAGATTAGAGCAGGTTCCAGATCTCAACAAACCAGTTCAAATGAGTCTTCCCAGAATGTCATTTGAATTTACTGGACTTACTTATGATACTTCTAGAAAGGTAACAACTACTCAAACGTTTTTATCTGCAATAACAGCAGATAAGACCCAACCAAGAAAATCATTCATGCCAGTTCCATATAATATGTCATTTGAACTGAGCATCATGACAAAGTTGAATGATGATATGCTGCAAATTATTGAGCAAATAGTTCCTTATTTCCAACCAGCATATACGATGAGTGTAGATTTGGTTGAGACTATTGGAGAAAAGAGAGATATTCCTGTTGTTCTTGAAGGTATCTCTATGCAGGATGATTATGAAGGTGATTATTCGACAAGAAGAGCATTAATATATACTCTCAGATTTACAGCAAAAACATATCTGTTTGGACCTGTTGCAGATGTATCCAAGGATGTCATCCAAAAGGTTTCTGTTGGTTATATTGCTGGAGATCGTACAAATACACCTACAAGAGAAGTAACTTACTCTGTTGATCCAAGAGCAACTAAGAGTTACTCAAATAATGTTGTAACAACCTTGGCAAAAGATCTTACAGATTTAGCAACAATTATTGAAGTTGCTGATGCTTCTTCAATAGGAGTTGGTGGAGTAATTATTATTGATGATGAAAACTTTAGAGTTGCTTCTAAGTCAGCAAATAAAATTACAGTTGAAAGAGGATTTGATGAAACATCACCATCAAATCATGTATCGGGTGCTGAGGTTAAACTAATTACAACTGCTGATGCAAATCTCATAGAGTTTGGGGACGATTTTGGTTTTGATGGAACGTTATGAAAATGACAAAAAAGTTTGACAACTTAAATGATACATTTAATGTTGCGGGAGATATTGTATCTTCAGAAGTAGAAACAGTTGAAAAAAAGATTGAATCCATTTCTTCAATCTCAGACGACTTGAAAAAAGACTATGAGTATACAAGAGGAAACTTATATTCCATCATCGAAAAAGGTCAGGAAGCACTTAACGGTATTCTAGAACTTGCGCAAGAAAGTGAAATGCCTCGTGCTTATGAAGTTGCTGGTCAGTTGATTAAAAATGTTGCGGATGCTACAGACAAATTAATTGACTTACAAAAGAAACTCAAAGATATTGATGAGCAAAAAGTTAAGGGTCCAACAAATGTCACAAATGCTCTATTTGTTGGATCTACAGCAGAATTATCCAAGTTACTAAAGAATCAACTTGATCCGGAAGATAAATAAAAATAAAAACATGAATGCTCTGAAATCTCATAAAACAGTTGAACAAATTGCAAAGAAGCATCGTCTTGATGTTTCTTTCATTCAAAAACAACTTGACATGGGTGAACCTATTGAGCATGAACATACTAAAGATCATGATCTTGCAAGAGATATTGCTCTTCAACACTTAGATGAAATTCCAGATTACTATACCCGTTTGAAGAAAATGGAATCGGATGCTAAGAAACATCATAAGCAATTCAAAGATGTAAAAGTATCCGAAGATCTTCGTGATTGGTTTGGAAAAGGTGGAGAAGGTGGTGTAGGTGGTGGTGGATGGGATCGTTACAACACTAAAGGTGAAAGAATTGGTAAATGTGCTCGTGAACCTGGAGAACCAAAACCAAAATGTCTTTCAAAGGAAAAGGCAGCAAAAATGTCTAAGGATCAAATTGCTGCTGCTGTAAGAAGAAAGAGAGCAAAAGATCCTGTTGCTGATAGATCAGGTAAAGGAGGAAAACCAGTCATGGTATCTAATAAGATTAAGGAAGAAATGGAAGAGCAAAGATATTGCCCTCTTTGTGATAAAAGAGAGACTAAATCAGAATGTTCTTATGGTAAGAAAGCATGGGAAGATTTTTCAGTGAAAGATCACGAGTATTCTATGGCAAGATCTGAACTATCAACTGTAGCAGCTGCAGTTAAAAGACTTCAGAAGAAAATGGGTAAAGGTGAGGGTAATATTGAAGCATGGGTACAATCCAAGATTACAAAAGCAGCAGATTACTTGGATAGTGCTGCAGACTATGTGGATAGTGGAGAAATGGAAGAGGCATGTTGGTCTGGATATAAGCAGGTTGGCATGAAAAAGAAAGGAAAGAGAATTGTTCCAAATTGTGTTCCAACTAGTGAAAGTAAATTGGTTAATGAAATTCTAGAACAAATTGAAGGTGAAAAAGAACTGAAGAAACTGGAAGAGGAGAATAAACCAACCAATCCAAAACTCTGGTCTAGAGCAAAGGCACTTGCTAGACAAAAGTTTGATGTATATCCAAGTGCATATGCTAATGGTTGGGCATCAAAATGGTATAAGTCGAAAGGTGGTGGTTGGAAATCTGTAAGTGAAGAGGTTGAGTTAGAAGAAGCAACTAGACTTCAAGCAGAGAATGGAAACATTATTGCTGTTATTCTTTCTTGGAGAGGAAAGACTTATTCTGCAAGAATGTTCTTCCCACAACCAAACATGCCATCTAGAAAAGATGTAACTGATGAGATTCAAAAGGTGTATCCAGGATCTCAAGTTCTTCAATATAATGTATCTGGACTTCAACCAGGAATGCCTTTGATTCAAGTTATTGATCAAAGATCCAAAAACTATCTCTTGAATAATAAAACTATTGGAGAAGATTGGCAGAAAGTAAATCGTCAAGATAAGACTGATGGTTTAAGTCAAGCAGCAGTTAATGCTTACCGTAGAGAAAATCCAGGTTCTAAATTGCAAACAGCAGTTACTGAAAAAAATCCCAGTGGTAAGAGAGCAAAACGCAGATCTTCATTTTGTAGTCGTATGAAAGGAATGAAGTCAAAACTTACTTCAGCAAAAACTGCGAGAGATCCAGATTCAAGAATCAATAAAGCACTGCGTCGTTGGAACTGTAATTAAGTAGTAGGTTTTCGTTATGTCAAATGATGTTTATCTTGGTAATCCGTTACTAAAAAAAGCAAATACACCAATCGAGTTTACTCAAGATCAGATTCTTGAGTTTGTGAAGTGTAAGGAAGATCCTGTTTACTTTGCAAAGAACTATGTGAAGATTGTGACTCTGGATAAGGGATTGCAACCTTTCCAGATGTATCCTTTTCAGGAGAAGTTGGTTAATAACTTCCACAATCATAGGTTTAATATCTGTAAGATGCCACGACAGACTGGTAAATCAACCACTGTAGTGTCCTTCCTGCTCCACTATGCCGTCTTTAATGATAATGTCAACATAGGTATCCTTGCAAACAAAGCAGCAACCGCAAGGGAGCTCCTGGATAGGTTACAGACTGCATACGAAAACTTACCTAAGTGGATGCAGCAGGGTATTATATCTTGGAACAAAGGTTCTTTAGAATTAGAGAATGGATCAAAGATTCTGGCTGCTTCTACGTCTGCAAGTGCTGTCCGAGGCATGTCATTCAATATCCTCTTCCTGGACGAATTTGCGTTCGTTCCAAACCATATTGCAGATTCCTTCTTTGCATCTGTTTATCCTACTATTACTTCTGGTAAGAGCACGAAAGTAATCATCGTTTCTACACCACACGGTATGAATCACTTCTACCGCATGTGGCACGATGCAGAAAAGAAGAAGAACGAATATATTCCAACTGATGTTCACTGGAGTGAAGTTCCTGGAAGAGATGAAGTTTGGAAGGCTCAAACTATTGCCAACACATCAGACCAGCAGTTTAAGGTTGAGTTTGAGTGTGAGTTCTTAGGATCTGTTGATACTCTGATTGCTCCCAGCAAACTGAAGAGTTTGGTTTATGATCATCCTCTTAAAAGAAGTGCTGGTTTAGATGTTTATGAAGATGTAAAAGAAAACCACGATTATGTAATCACAGTTGACGTTGCTCGTGGTGTAGGAAATGACTACTCTGCATTTACGGTCATAGACATTACAACATTCCCACATAAGGTAGTAGCAAAGTATAGAAACAACGAAATCAAACCGATGCTATTCCCAAGCATTATTGTGGACGTTGCAAAGAATTATAATGATTCTTACATCCTATGTGAGGTAAATGATGTTGGAGATCAAGTGGCAAGCATCGTTCATTATGACTTGGAATATAATAATCTCTTGATGTGCTCTATGCGTGGTAGAGCAGGACAAATTGTTGGGCAAGGATTCTCGGGAAAGAAAACCCAACTTGGGGTGAAAATGTCCAAGACGGTTAAGAAAGTTGGATGCCTAAACCTCAAGACTATGATTGAGGAAAACAAACTTCTTATTAATGACTATGAGATTATTGCAGAACTTACGACTTTCATTCAGAAGCATAATTCATTCGAAGCAGAAGAAGGTTGTAATGATGACTTAGCTATGTGCTTAGTGATCTATGCATGGTTAGTTGCTCAGGATTACTTTAAGGAACTTACTGATCAGGATGTTCGTAAGAGAATCTATGAGGAACAGAAAAATCAAATCGAACAGGATATGGCACCTTTTGGATTCATCGTTGATGGATTTGATAATAATAGTTTTGTAGATTCTGAGGGAGATCGTTGGTATGCTGATGAATATGGTGACAGATCTTATATGTGGGAGTATCTATCTTAATGGACTTAGATGGTCAAATTAGACTTGGACATTTACTTCTAAATGATAGGAAGTGTAGGACTTGTGGTGAAATAAAAAACTTAATCGAAGGATTTTATAGAACAAGAAAAAATAGAGGACCAGTACCATCTTCATATTCATATGAATGTAAAGAGTGTACGATTAAACGAATTGTCAGTGAAAGGAAAAAGAAGGACCCATTTTCCGACTGGTCTTACCCTGATTGGTAGTGTTCATGCGCCGTTTCCCCACCTAAAAAGTCAATTTTAATAAATATTTTCAGACAAACTGAAGTATCAGGAGAAAAACATGGCGACTCCTCAATTATCTCCAGGCGTACTCGTCAGAGAAGTTGATTTAACTGTAGGGAGAGCTGATAATGTTTTAGATAATATTGGAGCAATTGCGGGTCCTTTCTCGATTGGTCCAGTTGACGATCCAATTGACATCACCACAGAACAAGAACTCATCAACGTATTCGGCAAACCACTCTCTACGGATGGTCAGTACGAGTATTGGATGAGTGCATCATCATTCCTTTCATATGGTGGTGTTCTTAAGGTTGTAAGAACTGATGGCACCAGCTTAAATAACGCAAATTCTGGTGTAGGTTTTGCATACACAACCGCACTGAAAATCAAGAATTTTGATGATTATCAGGCAAACTACTCTGATGACCTCGCAGATTATGTATTTGCTGCAAAGAACCCAGGTTCTTGGGCAAACAATCTGAAAATCTGTATGATTGATGATAAAGCAGATCAAACACTTGGAATTACTACCACGGACTTATCTTCTGCTGGTGCAATTATTGGATATGGTGTTACAACTCCTCTTGTAAACGCAGTTATTCCTGGTGTAGGATCGACCACAGGATTCAACGGATACATTAAGGGTATCATCACTGGTGTTTCCACTGCTTCAACAACTGGAACCAGTTCAATTGATGTTAAGATTCTCTCAAGAGTTTCTACAGCAGCAACTGATAATGGAACTGAGTATCCAATCAACTATGCTCAAGGAAACGCAAATGCTTCTTTCCTTGCATCTGATGCAATCACCTTCTACAATAATGCAGGAATTTCAACAGGAAACGGTGCTGTTTCTGCAGTTACAACCGCAACAGACTGGTATGATTCACAAACTCTGAATCTGACAAATACTACCATTTTCTGGAGTTCGATTGCACCTAAGCCTATCAGCAACGGATATGTTCTTGATAGACAGGGTAAGAACGATGCTCTGCACGTAGTTGTTGTTGATGACACTGGTTCAGTAACTGGTATTCAAGGCAACGTTTTAGAGAAGCATCTGAATCTTTCTAAAGCAAGTGATTCAGTTTCTGCAGTCAACGCACCTCAGAAAAATTTCTGGAAAGATTATCTGGCACTTTACTCTTCTTATGTTTATGTTGGAGACAATCCTTCAACTGGAAATGATTCCTATCACGGAACAACTCCACTTGCAACTGGATTCTCTTCAGGATTTACCAAAGTAACCGAAGGTGCTGGTCAGTGGAACCAACTTGCTCAAGGAACTACTTATAGTGCTTTAGGTAACGTAACCTATGCTTTAGGTGGTGGTGTTGACTATTCCGCATCAAACGGAATGACTGCAACTCTTGGCAATCTCTTCACATCATACAATCTTTTCTCCAACAAAGATGAAATTGCTGTTGATTATCTGATCATGGGTCCTGGAATGGGCAACAAGTTTGAGTCGCAAGCAAAGGCAAATCATCTTATTTCAATTGCAAACAATAGAAAAGATTGTATTGCTGTTATCTCCCCACACAGAGCTGATCTGATTCAAGGAGATGGTGGTCCTATCACCAACACCGATACACAGACTGATAATGTAATTCAGTTCTTCAGTTCACTTTCATCTTCATCCTATGCGATCTTTGATAGTGGATACAAGTACACTTATGACAGATTCAACAACAAGTTCCGTTACCTCCCATGTAACCCAGATGTTGCTGGTCTGTGTGTAAGAACTTCAATCTTTGCTTTCCCATGGTTCTCACCTGCAGGACAACAAAGAGGAATTCTGAATAATGCAATCAAACTTGCATATAATCCCAACAAGGCTCAGAGAGATCAACTGTATCCTCAGAGAGTTAATGCGATCGTGAATCAACCAGGAACTGGTATTCTTCTCTTTGGTGATAAGACTGCCCTTGGTTACGCATCTGCTTTTGATAGAATCAACGTTCGCAGACTGTTCCTCACAGTTGAGCAAGCACTTCAGAAGTCAGCAGAAGCACAACTCTTCGAACTGAACGATCAAATTACCAGAGCAAACTTCGTTAACATCGTTGAACCATATCTCCGTGACATTCAGGCAAAGAGAGGACTCTATGGATTCCTCGTTATCTGTGATGAAACAAATAACACTCCTGATGTAATTGATAATAATGAGTTCAGAGCTGATATCTTCCTGAAACCAGCTAAGTCTATCAACTACGTCACACTTACCTTCGTTGCCACCAGAACTGGTGTAAGTTTCGAAGAAGTTGCTGGTAGAGTTTGATTTTAGATTATAAATCACTAAAGGAGGAACCTAAAAATGGCACAAATTCCAACAAGAGGCATTTCACAATTTAAATCAAAACTGATTGGTGGTGGTGCTCGTCCTAATCTTTTTGAGGTTGACGTTACCTTTCCCGCAGGAGTAAACCTTGGAGTTCAAGGTGATGGTAATGGGCAGTTTGACAAAGAGAACTTCCGTTTTCTTTGTAAGGCAGCTGCCCTTCCAGCATCAAACGTTGCTCCAATCGAAGTCCCTTTCAGAGGTCGCACTCTGAAAGTTGCTGGAGATAGAACATTTGATGTTTGGACTGTAACCATCATTAACGATGAAAACTTCTCACATAGAAGAGCATTTGAAGCTTGGATGCAAAACGTTGCTCAGTATGGAGATCACTCTGGTCTGAATAACCCAACAGATTACATGGGTAATGCTATTGTTTATCAACTTGGCAGAAGCCCATCAAATGCTCAGGGTAACAACACAACTGGGGACAACGCAAACATTTTGGCGCAATATCGTTTCATCGATATTTTCCCAACTGCTGTTTCTCAGATTGATCTTTCATATGACACTTCAGACACAATTGAAGAGTTTACTGTTGATTTCCAAGTTCAATACTACTTCCCAGAAGCACCGGGAACTGGAGCATAATAAATAGATCATACGTAGATAAAAACTTTAATAATGGCAAAGTTATTTGGATTCTCTATTGAGAATACTGAACCACTATCTCCGAATGCGGTTTCCCCCGTTCCACCTAATAACGAGGACGGGGTTGACCACTATCTGAGTAGTGGTTTTTTTGGTTCATATGTTGATATTGAAGGGATCTATAGAACTGAATTCGATCTCATTAAAAGATATCGGGAGATGGCACTTCACCCAGAATGTGATAGTGCCATCGAAGATATTGTAAATGAAGCAATTGTATCAGACACGAATGATAGTCCTGTTCAGATTGACTTAGATAATCTGAATGCAAGTGACGGTATCAAGAAAAAAATTAGAGATGAATTTAAGTATATCTTAGAACTCTTAGATTTCGATAAGAAGGCACACGAAATCTACAGAAACTGGTATGTGGATGGAAGAATTTATTATCACAAAATTATTGACCTCAAGAATCCCCACGAAGGTATTCAAGAATTAAGATACATTGACGCAATGAAAATGCGTTATGTAAGGCAAGATAAAAAGAAAAAGAAAGATCAATATAGACTCGGAAATTCTAATACTGATAATCCAATGGATTATGAGTTCCCTGAAATCGAAGAGTATTTTATCTACAGTCCAAAAACTGCTTATCCTACTTTAAATCCAACTTCAACAAGTCAATCCAATGGCATCAAAATGTCAAAGGATTCAATCACTTATTGCACATCAGGTCTTGTAGATAGAAACAAGGGATCAACTCTTTCATATCTTCACAAAGCAATTAAGGCACTCAATCAACTTCGCATGATTGAGGACTCACTGGTTATCTACCGTTTGTCTCGTGCTCCAGAAAGAAGAATCTTCTACATTGATGTGGGCAATCTCCCCAAAGTAAAAGCAGAGCAATATCTCCGTGATGTTATGATGCGTTATCGTAACAAGTTAGTATATGATGCTAACACTGGAGAAATTCGTGATGATAAAAAGTACATGAGTATGCTTGAGGATTTCTGGCTTCCTCGTCGTGAAGGTGGTAGAGGAACTGAAATCTCTACTCTTCCTGGTGGTCAGAATCTTGGAGAAATTACTGATATTAAGTATTTCCAAGAAAAACTCTATCGTTCTTTGAATGTTC